GTGCTTCATCTCCCGATCGTGTTTTAACTCAAGAAATTGTTGGTCATTTGCCTGTAACAGGATCATTACAAAACAGGTGAAACCACATCAATTAATTGGGTTGCCTTATCGTTTAGGTGCTGATCCTGTAAAACATGGAGCTGGTGATTGTCTTTCTTTATGTAGAACAGTTTTAAGAAGTTATGGAATAAGTTCTCCTGATCCAAAGCGTTCTTGGTATCGAAGACTCAAGAAAAAAGACTATAGTATTTTTTTTGAAGAATTAAATAGGTGGGGAGTTGATTCACCCCCTAAACTAGGAGCAATTGCTTTATGTAAATCAGATGATGGTTATGGCATGGCAGCTTTTTACGAGGAAGGATGGCTGAGTTACAAAAAAACATTAAAAGGCCAAACGGTGATGTGGTCTCCCATAAACGCCCTCACGGTAGAAGGCTGTTACTACCAACGGAAGTAGATCTATGTAAAGTTTTAGGGATAACTGAAGATGAATATTGGTATTTCTTAGACACAACTGCTGCTTATAACGGAACAAGACCTAAAGGATATGAATTAATTCCTGACATTCGTTGTGATCCTATATCAGCCTTAATTACATCAAAAGTTTTAGTTCAAATTGGAATAGCTGTTGTTGCTGCAACTGTTTCTTATTTGTTAACGCCTAAACCAAAGGAGCAAAAACAAGGTGGATCAAGACGTACTGCGGATGCTATCGGTAATAAAAGATTTGCTCCACAAGCTTCTTTTGATTCAATTCAAGAATTAGCAGTATTAGGTGACGCAATACCTTTGATCTTTGCTAATACATATGAAAAAGTAGGTTTCGGAGGAATAAGAGTTAATAGTCAATTGCTCTGGTCGCAGTTCCTAAGTATGGGGAAGTACCAACAGTTAAAAGTCTTAGGTTTATTTTCTTTAGGGAAATTAGGACTAAAACCTGATTATCAAGGTTTTGGAATAGGTGACACACTTTTAAATACATATAACTCTCATAAAGTTGGACTTTATTTTAAAGATAATGGGGGAAGATTTTCTAAATCTGAAAGGTATAGTCAGTCTGATTTAGTAGCACCTCAAACTGTAACCGATCCATTTATTGTTAATGTCCCTGATACAGATGGAGGAACTTCTGGTGCAAGCAATAAGAACAAAGCTTTCAGTGGAGCAAGGAATCCTACGACCCAAGTTTCTTTTGGCGTGTTTGCTCCTGTCCCTAATGCTCAGGTAGCAAAATTACCTTATGAGCTATGTGTAGCAGTTAGAGGAACAAGCAAGACTGCTGGGTGGGACTTGATGAGAAAAAGAAAAAAAGTTGAGTTTGCACATTGGCCTACAAGAGCAGGGGTTGTTGCAGTTATAAGAAACGGAAATTATTTACCAAAAACAACTACAGCTCCTATTGACGGGTTAGTAGGAGATGTTGTTATTTATCAAGTAGTGGGAGAAACTAGCGGAATAAAAAACGCTCTTCAGAGAGTTTACGATACAAACCCAAACGAGGAAGGCTACCAAGAAGAAGACGCATCAAGAGAAGGTGGTTTTAACTTTGATGCTTGGGGGTATAAACCTCATGGAGTGGACGACGTTGACAGCATGACAATATCAATTAGAGAAAATACAGATCAGTTATTTGCAAAAGGAGAACAATACATATTTGGGACTGCGATTATGCAATGCACGTCGATTTCTGATACTGTTCCTTATACGATAAAGACCTCAAAATCTTATAATTTTAAGATTATAGAGGCGGGTAAAATAGATATTCCTGTTGACCCTAATGCAGAGGGTTTAGGTACTCATTGCCAAAACCCTAAATGGCTTCATCCAGCATCAAATTTAATTAAAACTGAATATTATAGCCTTAGTGATACTGCTGCTATTTTTTATCGTCAAGAGTTAAGTGGTGTTTTAAATTATACTAGAGGAACACATGATTTGTATCATGGACATGATATTTATACGTGTCAAAGAGTAGCTTTTGCAACTGTTTCCAATAATAAGGATTGTGATGTAACAGAGATAGGAATTAAGTCAAAAGTACATAAACAAATGCGTTTTGCAAACATAAGTAGTCAACCTGGGCAAAAAGCTTTGGATCGTGCTTATGACGATAGAACGCAAATTCAATTAGGTCAGGTTGACAGATTTTTGCCTCGGATGTCCTTCTTCATGTTGCAAGTAAGAAAGCTTGGTGAAACAACTTGGCATGACATGAAAAATGGAGTTACAACTAGCCATACAGGGTTATTTGCTATTAGAGGTAATACTCCAGAATTTCAATACAATTCAATAACAATTCAGCAACCAATGGGACAGTTTGAATATAGATTTAAACCTTATCCTGGGAATTATTTTACAAGAGGAGGTCATTTTGGACAGAGAGTAAATTTATTGCTTCCTACTACTGATGATGAAAGTAGGACATTAAGTCATTTTTCTTATATCTATTCAAGCTATGGGTTTAATGTTCTGTTTAGTGGTAAAGAAGATCAATCTATTGATGAAAACGATACTTTCATAAGCAATAATGAGTGGAGTATTGAATCTTCAACAAGAATAAAAGATGGACTAGCGACAAGTGTTTCACTTAGCAATGGTCTTAATTATTGGAAGAGTGATATTAATTTTGACGGAACTGCGCAGATTGAACGTTGGGTATCACAAGGGCTGTTAAATGATTCTTATAGAGTTATTTATTGGGATAAAAATACGACTTCTCACATTACAAATGATCATTATATATGGCAACTTTACCCTATTAATGGTGGATTAGATGCAAGGCAAACTCAAGGAGGTAACCCTGGCAGAGGAGTCGGGCGTTGGCCTAACGTATATTTTATACATAACGGTATAAAGTATAGACCTAGACAAAAAGATCCATCAACAGGTGGGCCTTCTTGGGCGGGTAATCATCCTGACGGCATATATTATAAATTCTATGTAGAACAATTAAACAAAGAAATTACAACTCCTGCTCCTTTTTTTGAAGGGACGGTAACTGTAACTCATGGGCAAAGCATAGGTGCTTCATATTACGTAGGGTTTGGAGTTGAAGGAACTTTAAAAATTGATTTAAAGGTTTATAGAGATAAAGATGCTAATGGTAATTGGGGGAACAAGTATCACATTGAATGGACTTTAAACCCAACTTTTAGAGGAGAAAAATATGACAATGCACATAGTGATCAAGGGCTATATATCCCTAATGTTGTTTCAGGGACTCAAATCCTACCTAATCCTATTCACGTTATAGTTAAAGTAGGGCAAGATGAAGTTCCTGTCCCAGGAAAGGATCTAAATCGTTTTGATGTTATAAAAGATTGGAATGTTTATGAAGGTGATGTTAATAGTAATAAGAATGAACCAGAGCATCAGATTGCTTATGTAAATGAAATTATAAGAACCGAAGCAAATGGAGAGGCTAAATATACAGATTTAGCTTATGGAGGATTAATTATAAATAGTTCAAAGGAGTGGACAAACTTTAGTCAATTTTCTGCATACTTTAAGAAAGGAATTGAGATAGAAAGACTAATTACGTCTGGAACGGGATCTTCTAATTTATTTCCTGAAATTGCTTATGCTTTATTAACAAGTTCAAAGATAGGTGCGGGTAAATTGATTGGGACTGTTTCTGTTGATAAACCTGCAATGACAGAGGCAGCTAAATTCTGTAAAGCTAACGACTTTTTTTGGGATGGTGTTATTTCATCTAAATTAAATTTAAGAGATTTTATATTTGAACATGCTGGTTATTGTTTATTAGATTTCACAATCATTGGAGGTAAATTTAGTCTTAAACCTTCTGTTCCTACAAGATCTAATAATGAGATAGATCATAATGGGAAACCTGATATTAAGTGCTTATTTACTGATGGCAATATTAATGATTTACAAGTTAGTTTTTTAAGTCCAGAAGAAAGACAATTATTTAGAGCTGCTGTTTTGTTTAGGAAAGAAACAGAAAATGGATTTCCTGAAACAAAATCTGTTTTAGTTCAGTCTGGATTTGGTTCAGTAACTGATCCTATTGAAACTTTTGACCTATCTGGTTTCTGCACAAGTTCAAAGCAAGCAATTACCTTTGCTAAATACGCTATTAATTTAAGACGCTTATCAGATCATGGACTTAGTTTTAAAACAGCCCCTCAATATATTCAATTCCTTAGCCCAGGTGATTATTTCCGTTTGGTTTCAGAAGTTACTCATACCAGTCGTTTTAGAAATGGTGCAAAATTAGATAACGGCACAATTGTTAGCAAAGATGATATGACGGGAAATGAGGATGTTTTATATTGGATGCCTGGCAATGAAGGTCAGATCCATTCTTCAAAATTATCTGCTGCTCCTTCTGGTTGTTTATTCACTGTTAAAAATACGACTACAGAAAATAAAGTTTACAAGTGTGAATCTATTTCTTATGCAGATGATGGTTTAGTTGAAGTATCTGGTAGCTATGCTCCAACTGAGGAAAATGGAACCCTTTCTGTTTTGCAAAATTGGGATTCACAATTCAGTGTTCTAGAGGATTAACTAATGCCATACGCTTTTCCACCAGTCAAACCGACTTCCAGAAGTTACACTCCTGGGGAGTATCCAAGTACAAATTTTGAATCTTTAGACGGAACAAAGACACATATCCGTTATGGAAATAAACCTGTTAATGCCAGATTAACTCTTAGTTTTTCGAACATTCACGATGACGATGCAGCGATGATTTTAGGGAATTATTATGAAGTTAACTCTAGATGGGATCACGTCACTTTTAAGCGAGGTTATGCAACAGCAGGGATTGAGGATACTGTCGGCACAGCAAAGACATTAACTAGACAAATAACGGAACAAGAGGAAATATATGGTGGAAAATGGAGATATGCTTCTCCTCCTTCTATTACAAGTACCTTCAAAGGAAGGAGCAATGTAAGTTGTAGTTTTGTCGCTTGTCTCGATTCACCGTAGAATAAACGCAATGTTTTTGATTTTGGATCGTGGCTGGATTTTATAGTGGAAGAGATGGAGCCTTATACATAGGCACATCAACAACAAAAGCAGCAAAAGTTCAAAATTGGAGCTTTTCTTCTACTCAAGCAGTTTTAGAAACAACTGCGATGGGAGACACTGATAGAACTATTACTGATGGGATTCGTAGTTACTCAGGAAGTGCAAGACTTTTTTATTACACAACTTCAGGTGGTTCAAACGTAAAAGATATTTTACAAAATTCAATCAAAAGAAGTTCTGGAACTGCTGGCGGTGACGGCGAGCAGACAACAAGTAATGAAATAAAATTGAAGCTTGCATGGTTAGATGGTGCAACACCTAGATTTATTACTTTTGTTACTTATGTAACTGGAATAACGATGGGTGCTTCTATGGGTGAAGTGTCATCTGTTGATATAACTTGGGAAGCTAATGGTGCGCCTATTGAAGATAGTCTTGCAACAGGATCTGCTGCTGCTGGTTCCTAATGGGTGTTTACTTTGGTCAGAGTGGTGAGATTGTTCTCAAAAGGGATACTCTTCAATCTCCACTGCAAACTGTTTTAGATCCTTCAGATGTAAACGCAGCTACAAAGAGATTTAATGTTGATCATAGTTCTGGTTCGTTAATAACTGGAGATGAAGTAGAAATATCAACTGCTAACGGTTCAACATTAGAACTCGTTGATGGACATAATTATCCAGATGGAAAATGGTTTGTAAATATTGATCCAGTAGGAGGGATTCGTCTATTTGATTCTTTTCCTTTAGCAATTGAAGGTTTAAGTGCTAACGCAAAAACGCTTGTAGTTCCAAGTAGTGCAAAAGATGTATTACTTCAAACAAGAAATGAATTGTTTCGTCATGTAGCAAATGTAAAAGATTTTGAAATGACGACTAGTAGAGACCAAGTTGATTTAACTTCTGTTGGAGATGAGTTTAAGAGTCAATACGAAGCTGGTTTAATTAGTGGTCAAGGTTCTATGAACTGTATTTGGGAGCATAGTTATGGAACAGGAAATCGAACTAATCAGTATGGTGCAGACGCAGAATTTCCTTTCTATCTGGCTCAGTTAATTATAAGAACTCAGCAAGGCGCAGATTTTAGTGGAATTTTTTACATTTACAAAGATGGAACTAACGCAAGAAATAATGTTTACTACGAGGCTGAATGTTGCGTAACCAATGTTGCTGTATCTGTTGCTGCTGCTGAAGTTATAGAGACAAGAATTGATTTTGTGACCAATGGTGTTATTGCTTTAAAGACAGGAGATACCCCTGGTTATCTTCTCCAAGAAGATGACGATAAAATTCTTCAGGAAAATGAAAGTCCCATATTGCTCGAACAGGTTTAAACTATTGCTATTGGTTTTTAGTTAGTAGTCAATGGCTGATCTCAAAATAACTGGATTGCCTCCTTTAGCAGTCC